GGGATCAAGAAAAAAGGCGCGAAATATTGCAGGCCAGAGCTTTAAATAGCTTCAAAAATATATCAAAGACAACCTCGGAAAAGATTATGTCAACAATAACAAAAGGAGTGGAAGAAAAGAGGACCATTGGCCAGATCGGTGCTGATATAGCGGAAAACTTTAAGCAAATAGCCAAAAGCCGAGGACAAACTATTGCAAGGACTGAAATTTTAACAGCAGTTTCTTTGGGTAAAGCTGCCGCATTAAATAACGCCGTTGAAGTGATACCAGATCTTAAAAAGGTTTGGATAAATCTAGGTGATGACCGAGTTAGAGGAAACCCGTCGGGTAAATACGCTGATAGCAAGGCTGACCATTGGGAATTACAAGGTGTCACTGTTGATCCTGATGATCCATTCCCGAATGGTTTAATGTACCCTAGAGATACCGACGGCGATGCAAATGAAACTATAAATTGCCGGTGCGATTATATTATTATTCCTGCAGAAGATATCGAAGCATTACAACCATAAGGAGATTTATAAAATGGGTAATAGAAAATTAAAATATAGTTCTAGTGTAATAACAAAAGATAATATTAATATCCCTTTAGCGAGATTCAACAGCAAGAAATTATCTTCGGGAGTCGTAACAATAGACGGCTATGCCAACAGGGCGGTAGCCGATCGCATAAAAGATGTCATCCCTGGCGATGCATGGGAATTAGAAAACTATAAAAAAAATCCCGTTATTTGCTTCAATCACGACCAAAACGAACCGATCGGGAGGGCAATTTTAACTAGCTCTGATGACCAGGGATTAAAAGTGAAGGCTCGAATGTCGCAATCAAACGAGGGCAATATTCCTCGAATTAGGGATCTGGTAGCGGAGCGCATTCTTTCTACTTTCTCAGTTGGCTTTGACCCACATGACAGCAATGAAAAAAATCATGAGGGGGCAAATATTATAAAACGAGCAGAATTGCTTGAGATAAGTATTGTGACGGTTCCAATGAATCAAGATTCGCTTTTTGCAGTGTCTCTTGACCAAAAATCGCTAAGATTGATTAAAACTAAAAGCATGAGGAAGTTTACAACTAAGGGATGGGCTAAGAAATCATACGAACAGATAAAATTTGACATACTCAATTGCAAAGGTGCATGGGTTGCGGCGATAGTTCAAGGCTCTATATTTCAACGCCAACAAGAGGGCGAATCGAGAGACAGTATCTTAAATGAAATTATGTCTCTATCGAATATTGATGAAGAAAGCCTAACGGATATTCTCGCCGGTAACATTACGCCAATACCTATTGAAGTTTTAGAAGCTTTTTCAGAAACTTTAGAAATTGGAATGGACGACCTTACTAGATTAAATAATGGTGATTTAGAGCTAGATCAGCCAAAAGAGCGAACAGAGGAAGAAATAGACGACGAGGAAGAAGAACAACCGATTGAAAATATAGAAGAAGATACTTCGGAAGGAGATACTTCAGAGGAGATTTTACAAGAAAAGCCAACAGAAGAAAACGAGGAAAGCGAGGAAAGCGAGGAAAGCGAGGAAAGCGAGGAAAGCGAGGAGGAAGAAAAATTCGGGCATGAAGAACAAGAGGACGAGGATGAAAAAGAAGAGGAAGAGAAAGCAACTCTAAAATTAGAAGGGGATCCTTTCAGGGAATGTGTCGCGGGTAAAATTCCCAAATTAATTGATGAGGGAATGGATCGAGAGCAAGCCGTAGCCGTTGCTATATCTTCTTGCCGAGAAAAACATGGGGCAAAATGTAATTTATCAAAAGCTGATTATGCTGAATTCCTCGAAATAGATTTAGGGCTAGAAAGTAAACAGGCAAACCAAGAAGAAGTTAATACCCCAACCATCGGGATAAGCTCAACGGAGGAAAGCTCTTCTGAATTTAATTTCGGTGATCCACATTTAACCGTAAGCAAAGGCCAATTAAGCTTGCTAGGCTCAATAGATAATTCTATAAAAGAACTATTGGGTGAAAATATTAAATTAACGCAATCTTTAAATATTTTGATAGAATTGTTATCAAAGAATTCTAGTCAGCCGGAAAACCAGCTAGAAGAGATTAGAGAAGAAGCATTGACAAATGGTACTATGAATAATGAAAGCAGGAACGAGCTAATGTTATCAAATACGTTAGCGCTACTCAAAAAGTTTGAATCAAGGGTTGATGAAATCGCTAAACAAATTTGACATTAGGTAACAGGGGGTTTTTTAATGGCGACTTTAGAAGAGATAAACGCAAAGGGTGCTGAATTGGACTCAAAGATAAAAGCACTAGATACCAAAGTAAAAGAAATCGAGGATGCAAAGACAGAAGTTTTAGGGGGAGGAGGTAACTATCATGATGTTTTTACCTCAAACAAAAGCGGCTCTTCGCACGAAGCCAAGGCAGCAAGGGCTTTCGGCGTACCTCATGTTAAAAACCTTTTAGGAATAAATGTTAATCATGCTAGATATGGGATGGTTGATACATCATATAAATCTGCGGTTCTACAGTTAAAAGAATCGATCGATATTTCTCGTTGGATTAGCCAGATTTTTCATGGTGATCCAAAGGACAATGAATCGCAATTGCTGCAACCAAAGGCCATGCATATATTTGATTCATATTATGCAAAACAAGAATTAATGCCTATACTTAAAGCTTTTGATTCTACGACTGCGGGCGCTGGTTTAGAATGGGTGCCCACTGCAACTGCAACGCAATATCAAGAAGAATTCGAACTAGAGCGAAAATTATCTACTTTAGTTCAATCGATGTCTATGCCAACAGATCCATTTAACCTACCTGTTCAAACTGACGTAACAATTGCACGTATCACAGCAGAGAATACAGCAATTACAGGCACCAATTTTGGGACAGCCAAAATAACGTGGAATGCGACAAAATTGGGAGAATTCTACCCGCTATCTGAGGAGCTAAATGAAGACTCTGCGCCTAATATAATGGCTGTTGCACGATCAGAAGTTGGCTTGGCTCAAGATCGAGCTAAGGAAACGATTATATTAAATGGTGATACAACTGGTCCACACATGGATTCGGACGTTACTGTTGCCAGTGATGCTAGAAAATTAGCTAAAGGGTTGCGAAAATTAGCACTCCAAAACACTGCTAACGGTGGTACCGTTGATTTCGCTGTTGCCTCAGTCACTACTGCGAAACTGGATGAGATGCGCGTTAATATGAGTAAATTCGGTATTAATGTACGGGATATGATTTACGTCTTTTCTCCGTCTACCTACAATCAAGCTGTACAGCTTGCCGAAGTTTCAACAGTTGAAAAATTTGGACAACAAGCAACCATTTTGTCGGGTGCACTAGCTGCATTTCGTGGCATACCCGTCATAATATCCGAATACCAGCGAGAAGACACAAACGCGACAGGTGTGTATGACGGCGTTACCACTGATAGAGGAATGGTAACACTATTTAATAAAAAACGTTTCTGGATCGGTCAAAGAAGAAATGTTCGTATAAGGGTTATGCAGGATTTAGCAGATCAAGATCGTTGGTTACTATCCAGTTACCAAAGAATGGACTTTCAAGGACACGTACAGTCAGCGACCGAAGTATCTGTAGTCCAAGGATATAACGTAGCAATTTAAGGGATTATAATCGTGTTTAGTGGGACCATTCCAGCCGGTCCCACGTCTTTCGACTTTAAAAAATAAAGGTTGGAGTTTTTATATATGGCAATTATAAAATTAGATTCTCATCAGACGCAGCAACTATTAAGGCTGGAAGCTAGGCCACCAGGCACATACGAACTACAAACCCTAATACAAGGTAATTCGCTTTTATCAACAGTTTTTGTCAAAACAATGGCAGGCGGCGCGACTCTCAAAGTAAATTACTATGAGACAACAACAGGCAGCGATTTTGGAGAACGCGAAGAACTACCAGGTCATGATTTAATCTCAGTAGCTTCAAGCGATCCAGACTATATCACCGTTACACCTTTTCATAACACGCCTAAATTAGAGGCAATCGTTACAGGCGGGATTGTAGATTTTTCGGTACAAGTGACCGTTGTTGACTCCTTTGCTACCGATTTAGACGCGGCACTCAAAAAAGACCAACAGATAGTAGATATATCCAATGACAAGGGTATACCTACAATGTGCTATGATGAAACGACCGGCCTTTGGAATTTCATTCGATGTGATGCTGGCGGTTTGCTAGTAAATTTCTCAGAAGGCACACCTTTTCATACTCAAGGCAATACTTCATGTGCGGTGGGTTCAACCGCACTAACGAGTTTTGTTGTGCCAGCCGCCACAACCAGAAAATTAACAACCTGTAATATTTCAAGTGCTGGACAAGGTTTTTTTACTTTGACGGAAGATGCCTCTATAATAGCAATGGGGAGAACTATGCCAGGCAGTCCAAACGTATTTTATCCCTTTAGATCAACCAAAAACGTGCCTACAGGTTCAACCGTAGCTTTAAAATACGATTTAGTAGCGGGCCAACCTTCTCCATGTGATGTTTTTTGGAGTGTTCAGGCTAACGATTTTTAAATTATTTTTGAGAGTTTTTTTAAACAAGGAGAATAAACATGGCAGATCTACGAACGGTTTTCCCAATTCTTGCCGATTCGGTTACAGAGGCCGGAGAACCCGCAATAAGTAGAATTGAAGGCGAGGCAGCGGCGGCAATTGCTGGATTAATAGGCTTTTCCTTCAAAGATTCCAGCGGTAATGTAGTTTTACCTCAATTAACAACAGCGGGCGCAATTCCAGTCGATACGGAAGCTGATAATATTTCATGCTTGTCCGATTCGGGCGAGGTTGCATCACCTGTAGTTGATACAGAATCAGACGTTGTTACATTGTCGTTGACTTCTTCCACGGTTTATAGAGATATTTTCTTTCTCGTCACGGCTACAAGATGGACTCTATATCGGATCTACTGGGTTGAAGACGTTGGCGGAACACCAATTGAGCATGATTTAGGTTGGGCACACTGTGGGCCTGGTGGGTATACCGCTTGCTGTAACATGACCTGTACAACCTTTACAGCGGCTGCTACTGCTAGCGAATTGAGAATTGGTGGGACAAGTAAAGATAAAGCGAGTACTCTTAGAGCGAGCCTAGCAGTGAAAGAAGTTGCATAGAAATTAAATGAGGCCATATGGCATATTTTAAAACTAAATTAATGGCCATTACATTTTTGTTCTGGCCTATAAATTTATGTGCTGGTGATTTTTTCCCGATTGATCGTGTTAAAATAACTGGTTCTGATGAATCCCTTAATGCCGATGTTTTGTTAGATGCTGGTGTGAATAGACTACAAACCTCCTCAATTGTAACTGTACAATCAACATTCGGTTTGCATCCCCAAGGATCTACTTTTTGGTTTTTTGGAACGTTGGCTGATGCTAGCGGAATAGGGGCGGCTACGGATACGGTTCGAATAGAAATTCCCGCAGCGGTTTCGCCGATAGGAACAACACTATATCCAGCAGTAGACTACACCTATACTATAATCGCTGGTGATATTTCAGCGGATAATCCTGAGCGGACAGTTGCTAAGAATTTTTGCTCGGCTTTGAATCTTGACGCTGATTTTATAGCGGCGCAATGGAAATGCGAGCTAGCAAAGGATTTTGGTTATATACACATTGTATCAAGACTCTTTAATGAATGGGGTGAACGGACGAGCTATACGGTTACATGCTCGGGGACCACAGTTTGTAATTACGGATTTA